AGAATTCCTTCATAACCTAAATTCAACCAATCGGTAGTATTTTCATACACAGAAATATCCCATGGATCAATCATGTGGAGATGTTTTGCTTTTGTTAACAAAACTTGTGACGATCTCCCTCGCCAAACTCCGATCTCTGCACCTAGAGAATTTTCTGGAATCCATTGAGCAGCCAATTTGACGATATCTGTATTTTTACCAAACATCATTTACTTAGATCCGATTACCATGAAGCGATCAAATTCTGTTTTACCATCCCATGACCAGTAAGATTGTTTAATAGATCCCTCGTAGAGAACTTTATCGACCCCAACGTTTTCGATATGGTCTTCAATTGTTGGAACACAATTAATACCATACATTTCTTTGAAAACATTTGATGACTGACAGGCAAAGATACAGTTGGGAGTTAAGGTCGTCATTTTCTTTAGAGGATACATCGTTTCGCATCCAAGCGAAATTAAAATATCTGTTCCTAGCGCATTGATGTCATGGTACGCGAACGGAATATCCCAGTTAATATGATCCAATTCTACTCCCGTTTCAGGATAGTGCCTGTTAAAAACTTTAGAAAGTTCTAGTGCATCGTTATCAATATCAATCAGATTTAATTTTCTAACTTCTAAGTTTTCACACAACAAGGGAATCAGAGGAATTCCCAACCAAGAATTTAAAACTGTAATATCCAATTTTTTATTTGGCATCTTAATTTTTTGTAGTTCTTCGACCATCCAAATGGCTGCCTCCATAGTATTTGGATTCATGGACTTGCGGAAATCCTCGTGTTTATGTGGCATTTCATGGGCAATTTTATCCAAACCTTCACCCCAATACCGATGATTATTCAAAAAATTATAGTTTAACATCTTGTGGTCTTTCCATTGAATCATATAAACAGATAAGTGGTTCTTCACGAAGGACTTGTTCCCTTACGTCAACTGGCCACATGTATCCGTAGTTGTAACTGTATACCCAACCATCTGGGAAAAAATTAATTTTTAGTAGTTGTTCTCTTTTGTGCCCAAAAAGATTATCAAGACCACGATAATGAAAAAACATTTGATCTGGATAATCTGTAACAAATTTGGTAATCTTATCAATATTTAATCTGTCATTCCATCTTAACACACTGGAATTTAGATCCGTATATGCACGAGGAATATCTTGTGTATCGCGTTTCATTTTCTTCATGTTGTGCCAGTGGGTGTGAACAAATGTCAACCCATCTTCTGGGTCGTGGTCTACGATACAATCGATATTATTTTGAATACCTATATCTAGATCAAGAAATAGTTTTTCACCATATTGTGTCACAACTCTTCTATCAAACAAGTATAGTTTGTTCCACCACTTCTCATAGTAGTTGTCTTCAGGAAATGGAATTACAACAACTTCAGGATGCAATCCAATCGGATGTTCTGTCAAACAGTAAAAGTTAAAATCGGTTGTTATATGTTCTCTGCATTGTTCGAGAACACGATTAACATGTTCTGAATCATATTTAAATCCCCACTTCACGGTGTAAATATTAATCATCAAACTTTCCAATGTTCTAACAGATTAGAATCGACAAGCGACTCTTGCTTCACTTTGCCTCTGCGATTATCTTGGAACGGTAGTAAGTCCACATTAAACACGCAAAGGATACAATCCTTTCTATATATTCCGACTTCTAGATCACCCGAATCCCAATCACGACCTCTATTATATGAGTATGCAAAGGTATTGGGAAAGTGTTTCCACAAAGGTGTGTTACTAAAATCACCCCAGCGCCAACTGTGATAGTTGTCTGTTCCATCGGTGAACGTGAACCAGATACGCTCTTGATTTTCTAACACATCCTGCCAGATACACTCTGTCTGATCATCAGACCATACCATGCAACTACCATTGGTATACGCACCGTGAGAGAGTTTAAAGTTGCGCGACTTCATCGGTCGAGGGTCTTGCCACCATGACCGTAACTTGGTAGGATTCTCTAAGTCATAAGTGATAATTGGCGACAAATCATTTTGTATGATAATATCAAGGTCGAAAAAGACAAACCTTCCAGTGGGTCTATCGTCCGCGAAGTTGTGCGTATTAAAGATGAACGTCTTTGGTCTGTCCCAACAACGTGCCATACCATATTTGAAATCTTCTGTTCCAAACCAATATTTCGGATGGATGTCGGGGATATCTGGGAAGTCGATGACTTTAATTTCATTTTCAAAACCTTCACTGTTATCTGTGTAGCAATAGAAATGGAATTCAAAGTTATCTGGAGTGTTCTTCTTTGCCATTCTATAAAGACGATTCACAAACTCAGCAGAATACTTTGTTCCCCATTTACAGCAGACGTAATTAACTCTCATCGCCACAATCCAATAATATTTTTATCTAGACATTCAGATAATTCAATTTGTTCTTTTGCTGATGGATGTGGTACGTTGTCAGTATTGAACAAACAGATCTTAGCATCTTTTCGAAACTTAAAACGTTCGACATCGTCGGGATGATGTTTCCCACGATTCCAAGAATAAATCCATCCAACTGGAATATCCTTCCAAAAATCTCGTTGTCTCCAGTAATGATAGTTGTCACTTCCCTTGAAGAAAGTTTTGAATACGGATTCAGAATTCTCGATAACATCTGTGTAGATATGCTCACACGATTTACCAGGCCATAACATCATACTGGAGTTGAAAAAGGTTCCGCGAATATCAATAAAGAATCTGTCGTGTTTCTGTGATTGTGGTTGCCAACGACATTGAATGATTCGAGGTTTCTGAGCAAGTTCTAAAACATCAGTTATATCTTCTTGGATCACAACGTCAAGATCAAAATAACACCAGTTACCCTCATATCCTAACCAGTTGTGTGAATTAAATATTGAAAACTTTGCTCGATCAAAGCAGAAAGTTTCTTTACCAAACCAATATTTTGGATGTAAGATACCATCGTCTGGAATTTCTGCTGTGTCGCATTCAATTCCCTCGGGATCATCGGTGTAACATGTAAAGGTATACGACGCTGGATTGCGAGCGTAATTTTTCTTTACCATATTATATAAGTTATTCACATATTTCGCAGGGTATTTGTCACCCCACTTAATGCATACGAAGTTCATCATACTTTTTATCTGCTCCAGGGAACTGATCTAGTCCATTTAATAGTGCTATTGTATATTCTGCGCGATATACAAAAGAGTCATTGTTGCCGCCATAATAATCTGCTCCGTAAACAAAGGAGTAGATTTCATCTGGAGGAAAGTAATTGAATCTAAAATCTTCATGCCACAAAAACCTATCATCTCCGAAATATTTCAACATAAAATACTCAGGGTTGGTGTTGAAGTGATCCCATATATGTTTAGCAGTTCCTTCTTTCCACATCATAACACTTGAGTTATAATTACTCAAGTAACGCATGTCATGGGTTTCACCAACATGGTCTGGGAATTCTTTATTCTTCCAATAAGTATACGCTATTATTGGCTGATTGTCAAGGTATTTCCACAAATGATCAATATTTTTTTGAATACGAATATCCAGATCTAGGTAAAGAACATCGCCCAAATCTTGACTAAACAACCAAACTTTATACCAGTGACCCTCGATGTCATCTGGTAGAGGACAAGAAATAATAATAGGATCCAGACCAACTGGATCATCTGTAAAGCATAAATAGGTGTACTTACGTTCGGTCGCATCTACGATTTTGTTTACATCGTCAGCGGAATATTTTGTGCCGTATTTAAGTGTCACTATTGTTTTCATAACGTTCTCGATTTTATAAATAATATAGAATAATTTATAAGGGTTCTCCATGGCTGCAATTCAAAATCTGTATATTGATCAAGGAACCACGTTTTCTTTAGCGATAACGGTGTCAGATCAATATGGCGAAGGTATGGATTTGACAAATTATACTGTTACATCACAGATGCGCAAGTCATACCAAAGTGCTACTGCGATAAATTTTACAACAGCAAAGACAACACCTTTAGATGGAATCTTAACAATTTCATTGACTGCAAATCAAACAAGCGCAATTTCATCTGGTCGTTATGTGTATGATATTGAAATTGCAAGCAACGTAGAAACAGTTCGTGTTCTAGAAGGCATTGTTGTAATAAACCCAGAGGTGACAAGATGACAATAAACGTCTCAGTTGGTAATAAATCTACACCTAAAGTAACAGTAGGACTTGGAAATACTATAAATACAAGTATAGTAAGCAAGAAAACTGTTACACTAGAAACGCTAAGTGATGTTGATACGGACGACGTACAGGATGGATATACCCTAGCATATAATACTGCCACTAACAAGTGGGAAGCAGTAGATCCTGCCTCAGAATTGAATTTGGGAATAATCGACGGCGGAACATTTTAAACACTAAACAAACTCAAATAAGGAAAATGACAATATGTCTACAATTATTCAAATTAAAAGAAGTGCTGGATCTACCGCTCCTGCAACATCGGATCTTCTAGAAGGCGAAATGGCATATGCCGAAGACGCCAGCAATAATGGCGCTGGCGCCATTCTTTATATCGAGTCAGTTGAAGGTGCTTCTGCCGCGATTCAAAAGGTTGGTGGTAAGTTCTATACAGACAAAACCGATGCCTTCCTAACCAACAGAACTACATCGGTTGCTGCTAAGGTTCTTCTTTCAGAAGCATCCGACAACGGAAATAACAAGATTACTCTTAAGTCGCCTGATACTCTTGCGGCGGATTACACACTTACCCTTCCTGGAAATGATGGTGATAACGGTCAGATTCTTACTACAGACGGTTCTGGCGTTACTTCATGGGCATCACCTGCTTCCAGTTCGTTCACAATCAGCGACAACCAAGGAACTCCAAATACTGATTCCTTCTCGACTGGTGGAACTCTGACTTTTGCTGGTACTGCTGGTATTAAGACAACGATTTCTGACAATTCAGTTGGTATCGTTGTTGACGTAAACGGAACAACAGCAGTAGAGACTCTTGC